GGAAGAGACCCGTACAGAGCGATTCATCGACATGGCCAAGCGCGGAGCGTTCCCTATACCGCTGCGTTATTACGGCGCACACTCGGGCCGATGGTCTGGGCAAGACTCGGTGAACATGCAAAATCTACCGTCACGCGGCCCCAACGCAGGCACCATCAAGAAGGCCATCAAGGCACCACCAGGACATGTTGTAATCGACTGCGACTCGGCGCAAATCGAAGCCAGGGTGCTGGCGTGGCTGGCCGGGCAGGAGGACTTGGTGCAGGCGTTCCGCGACAAGCAGGACGTGTACAAGCTGATGGCTCACAAGATATACAACGTACCTGTAGCGGACATCACCAAGGTACAACGCCAAGTAGGTAAGACGGTAGTCCTTGGCGCAGGATATGGCGTAGGGCATGTAAAACTACAGATGTTCTTGAAGACGCAGGCTGGCGTGGAGGTCTCCTTGGAGGAGGCCAAGCGTATCATCGACACCTACCGGATCGCGTCGTACCGCATCGCGGACTTGTGGAAGCAATCGGGCACCGGCTTGAAGGCGCTGATGAATGGGCAGCAGTTCCAAATCGACGCGCTGGGGCTGGTCAACGTCGTGCCGGGCAAGGGTTTGACGCTCCCCAACGGACTGTTCATCCAATACCCCAACCTGCGCGCTGTACACAACGACGAAGGCAAAGCAGAGCTGACGTATACATCAAAGGGATTACCAGTACGTATATATTCCGGAAAAGTTACGGAAAATTTTACCCAGGCAATCGCTAGGTGTGTAGTAGCCGACCAGATGCTGCGTATATCCAAGAGATACAAGCCCGTACTAACTGTACACGACGCTGTAGCGGTGGTAGCCCCAGAGCGGGAGGCCGAGGAGGCGCAGGCCTATGTAGAGGAGTGCATGAGCTGGAACCCCAAGTGGGCCGTCGGGCTGCCGCTGGCTTGCGAATCCGGGGTTGGTGCCAGCTACGGGGACTGCTAAACTGCGTCCTTTACAAAGGAAAAACATGGCCCTCGCCCACTCATACTCCGCCGTGAAGGCGTTTGAAACCTGTGCCCGTCAGTACCATCAGGTGCGCATTCTCAAGAAGTTCAAGCAGGGCGAGACCGAGGCCATGTTGTACGGTACCGCGGTGCACGCGGCGCTCGAAGGGTTCCTGATGAATGGCACCCCGCTGCCGGCGCAGTTCAGCCAGTTCCAGCCGTTCGCGGATTCGGTGAACAAAGCCAAGGGCACCCGCCTGTGCGAGATCAAGCTGGGCATCCGTGCCGACTTCAGCCCGTGCGGGTTCTACGACAAGGATGTGTGGTTCCGCGGCATGCCGGACGTGCTGTTCATCGACGGTGAGCTGGCACGGGTAGGAGATTTCAAAACGGGAAAATCAAGCCGGTACGCGGACCCGGACCAGCTGGAGCTGATGGCAGCCATGACGATGGCCCACTACCCCGAGGTGCAGCGCGTCAAGGGCGCTCTGATCTTCCTGGTAGCCAAGGACACCATCAAGGCGGACTATACCCGGAGCCAGTTTGCTGCGATCATGTCGAAGTGGGCAGGCCGAGCCTCCCGAATCGAGTCCGCGCTGGAGACTAACACGTGGAACCCCCGCAAGGGGCCCCTTTGTCGCTATTGCCCGTTGTCGGAGGATGCATGCGAGTACAAATAGTTGTAGGAAACACATACGGCCCGTTAGTCGTAGAAGGCCTTGCTGCTAAGCGGCACCAAGACAAATACTATGTATGCCGGTGTCGATGCGGTGCGAAATGCGAACTGCGAAAATCGTCGATACTCGCGGACCGAATAGGCTGCAAAGCGTGCCAGAAAAAAGCTAATCGCGCAACCCCAAGCGGTGTGCCTAGGCTTAAACATGGTATGACGCACAGCTTTGAATTCCGCGTGTGGGTTGCTATGCGAAAACGCTGCCAGTACGAAAAACATCCACACTACGCGTTATACGGCGGACGCGGTATATCCGTGTGCACAGAGTGGGAGGAGTTCTCGCAATTCTACCAAGATATGGGGGCAAGTCCTTTTGGGAACGCGGGGTCGATAGATCGGATCAACCCCGACGGGGGCTACGAACCAAACAACTGCCGATGGATTTTAAGAGCCCATCAATCTAAAAATCGACGCAACGTACCGGTGTTTGGTGGGAAAACAATACCGGACTTAGCGGTAGAACTTGGAGTTAAATACACTACGCTACGTAGGCGAATTAACGCCGGATGGCCGAGCACTTTATGGGGGTACACCCCGCAACAATTAGGCACTAGAAAGGAGTAGCCATGCCACGCAATCCGCGGGATTACGAGAAAGAGCGGAAGTACGACGGCCAGCCGGCGGTCAAAGCCAAGCGCGCCGAGCGCAACCGAGCCCGGCGCCTGTTCGAGAAAGAGAACGGCGATCTGCCAAGCTCCGTCGACGTCGACCACAAGAAGCCGCTGGCCAAGGGCGGCAGCACCAAGATGAGCAACCTGCGGGCCGTGCCGGCCGCAAAAAACCGATCGTTTCCCCGCACCAAATCCGCTGGGATGAAGTAAACTGAGTTCGCCGGGGTTGCCCCGGTGTCTCCTAGTTGGGTAAGTTTTAGCCCGGTAGTTCTGCTACCGGGCTTCTTTTCATTTCTATTCCTATGCAAGTCGTCGAAAACAAAGCACTCCAATTCGTCACACGCAAGGCCGACCAGATCGCCGCACTCATACCCAAGTCGAAGATTCTGGAGCGCAACGGCCCACTGGCCAAGGTGCTGGTGTTCTGGGGCCATGAGGAGTGGCTCCTCCTGCGCAACCTGGGGGTCAAGAACCCGCCCCACCCGATCCTCGGGCGCTACAAGTGGCCTGGGATGTACAAGCCTTTCGACCACCAGCGCATCACCGCTGCGTTTGCCGCATCCCACTCTCGGTGCTTCATATTGAGCTCGCCGGGCACGGGCAAGACCAACGCCGTCGCATGGGCTGCGGACTACCTCATGACCAAGGGGCTTGTGAAACGGGTGCTGGTGGTGTGCCCCGTGTCGATCATGGACACCGCCTGGAGGGCCGACCTGTTCAGGACGCTCATGCACCGCACAGTGGGGATCGCAGCCGGCACCCGGGCGCAGCGCGAGGCCGTCATCAACGGCGACTACGAGTTCGTCATCATCAACTTCGACGGCGTGAAGGTGGTGCACAGTGCGTTGGCCGCCGGCGGGTTCGACCTCATCGTCATAGATGAGGCGTCGATGGTTAAGAACGCCCAAACAGATCGGTGGAAGGCACTGAACGCCCTGGCCAGCCCCGGTGTGCGAGTTTGGGCTATGACGGGCACCCCCGCCGCGCAGTCCCCGCTGGACGCGTATGGCTTGGCCAAGCTGGTGAACCCCAGCGCGGTGCCGCGCTCGTTCAACCAGTGGCGCGACCGGGTGATGAACAAGATCACCAACTTCAAGTGGGCCCCCAAGCACAACGCCACCGAGATCGTGCACAGCGTGCTGCAGCCGGCCATCCGGTACACCAAGGAAGAGTGCCTGGACCTGCCCGACCAGCTGTACACCTCGCGCGATGTGCCGCTCACCCAGCAGCAGCAGAAGTATTACGACACCATCAAGACCCACATGGTGGCACTGGCGGCCGGAGAAGAGATCACTGCAGCCAACGCAGCCACATTGATAGGAAAGTTGGCCCAGATTAGCCTCGGCGCAGTTTATACGGACACTAGAGAGGTTATCTATTTCGACGTGTCAAAGCGAATTGACGAGCTGGTAGACATCATAGAGAGCACCGAGCACAAGGTCCTGGTGTTCGTGCCATACAAGCACGTGCTGGAGATGCTGGAGGAGGAGCTTGGCAAGCGCTTGGGGGACCAGACCCTGATCTCGCACATCCACGGCGGGACGCCGGCCACACGCCGCGCGGACATCATCAAGGAGTTCCAGGCCTACGACCAGCTCAAGGTGCTGCTGCTGATACCGCAGGCGACAGCCCATGGCGTGACCCTAACCCGCGCAGACCAGATTGTGTGGTGGGGCCCGGTGACCTCCACAGAGACCTACCTGCAGGCCAATGCCCGTGCACATCGCGCCGGGCAGACGAACAAAGTCACCGTCACCCACATCCAGAGCAGCCCCGTGGAGCGACGGATGTACGCAGCCCTGCAGGGCAAGATCGACGCCCACATGAACCTCGTCGACATGTACAAACAAGAAATCGCTTGATCCGGGACTTAAACAATGTATAATTACTCCACCAACTTAAAGGAGCTCAAAAATGGACGCTGAAAAACTCGTCAAGGCGTACGTCAAGATACGCGACGCAAGAGATGCGCTGATCAAGGCGCAAGAGGCAGAGGTGGACAAGCTGACAGAGGACATGGAGGTCATCGAGCAAGCGCTGCTGGAGCTGTGCAAGGCCACTGGCCAAGACGGCGGCAAGACGGCATTCGGCTCGTTCACCCGCACGATCAAGTCCCGCTACTGGGCCAGCAACTGGGACGCCATGTACCGCTTCATCAAAGAGCACGATGTCCCGCACCTGCTGGAGCGCCGTATCAGCCAGACAGAGATCAAAGAGTTCCTCAAGGCAAACCCTGATAAGTTGCCCGAAGGTTTGAATGTAGACTCCCGTTATTCCGTCACTGTAAGGAGAGCAACACCCAGCACAAAATAAGCTACGCCAACTCACCCAACTTCCAACTTTTTCCTAGATCATCATGTACCAAATCGAAACCAACATCCCCGTCCCCACCCCCAAGAACGGCGGCTCCAACGCCTCTGTGTACCCCCTCGGCGACATGTACGTCGGCGACAGCTTCCTGGTGCCCATCGAAGCCGTGACCCCTGAAGACCGCCGCCGCGTCACTGCCGCCACCTCGGGCTACGCCGCTCGCCACAAAGAATCCGGCGTCAAGTTCTCGATCCGCACGGTCGACGGCGGCCTGCGCGTGTGGCGCGTTGCGTAAGTTCTCAAGTCAGTCCAACCAAACTAATCCAATTCAATCATGAGCAATATCTCTCTCTTCAAAAACGGCAACGTCGCAGTCCCTGAATACCTTCGCCAAGCAGACGACCTCACCAAGATGTTAGCCGGTGGCGGCAACAGCGGTAAACAAATCTCTATCAAGGGTGGAGTTTGGCGCATGATGGTGGGTGGTGAGGAGGTAGCCAAGAACGAAGACCGGGCTATGAACTTCGTTATTGTGGCCGCAGCCCCGAAAGTACACCGCACGTTCTTCATCGACAAGTACGAAGATGGCAAGATCGTGGAGCCAACCTGCTGGTCGGCCGACGGTGTCAAGCCCAACGAGGAAGTGCCAGAGTCCACCCGCCAGAGCGCGGCTTGCATGACCTGCAAGCAAAACGTCGAAGGCTCCGGTGAAGGCAAGTCCCGTGCATGCCGCTACAGCCGCCGCGTCGCCGTGGCGTTGGAAAACGATCTCGAAGGCAACATCTACCGCCTGCAGCTGCCGGCCAAGTCGATCTTCGGCAAGCCCGATGGCGACAAGATGCCTCTGGATGCCTACGCCAAGTTCCTGGCTGGCCACAACGTGCCGGTGACTGGTGTGGTGACGGAAGCCCGATTCGACACGAGCGAAGCAGTGCCAGTTCTGAAGTTCCGTGCAGTGCGACCCTTGGCGCAAGTCGAGTGGGATCAGGCACAGGCTGCAGCAACGAGCGAAGACGCGCTGCGTGCGATTGAGTTCAAGATGGTGGTGAAGGCCAAGGACGGCGGCCAGAAGGTGTTCACGGCGGCCCCTGCGGTGCGTCAAGCAGCTGAGGAGGTCATTCCTGAGCCTGTGAAGCGCCCCAAGAAGGTTGAGCCGGCAGTGCCTGCGGCGCCTGAAGGCCGTGCGGCATCGGTGCTGGATGAGTGGGCTTCGGACGATGATGCCTAAAGCACCGCGGCGTGGTCGGAGTTACGACCAGCTGATGGTTCGGGCAGTGATGGGCGCCAAGCCTGTCACCCCGGCTGTCGCGCTGGGTCAGTTCTGCGTGACGCACAATGTCTCGGTTGAAGAAGTGGCTACCCGGCTCGGCGTGACCAGACCCACGGTCTATGCGTGGTTCACCGGTGTTCGCCAACCCCGCCCGGGGAAGCTCGCTTCTTTGATCGAACTGCTTGCCGTGCTGCGCGCGAGCCTGTAACATCCGCCCCTCTGGGGGATAGACCCGGCTGATCCCCGGGTGACACAGCAGTACACGGGCCTGCTCCCCCAGACCTTTTACCCCGCAACCCTCAACCCCGTGAGGCTATGTGATCGACTTTCTAGCCACCGTCCTACCTACGGCGGGCACTTATTGTGTCGTCGGCATTGGTAGAGGCAAGACCATACAGACTTTCTACGCGGACCTCCAAGAGGCCGCCAACCGTGCATACGCACTGGACGACGCTGGCATTGACGCGTATTTCGCGCTGGCCGCGTTCACCGAGAACAGCCGAAAAGCTGACCACGCCCGTGCACTGCGGGCGTTTTTCATTGACCTGGACTGCGGCACGGGTAAACCCTACGCAGATCAAGCAGAAGCCTCTGTGGCGCTGCGCAAATTCCTGACGGCTACGGGGATGCCCGACCCCACGGTGGTCAACTCGGGCGGCGGGCTGCACGCCTACTGGCCGTTCACAGAAGAGATTCCGGCGAAGCAGTGGATGCCCGCTGCGCGCCAGTTCAAGGCCTTGTGTGCGGAGCATTGCCTATCGGCCGACTTGGCCGTCACCGCCGACGCGGCGCGAATCCTACGCATGCCGGGGACCCACAACTTCAAGCAGCTCCCGGCGCGCCCCGTGCAGATCATGGCCACTGGCAAGCCGACGCCGTTCGAGAAGCTGGCAGCGTTCCTGCCGGCCGCACCGGTGGACCTCAGTGCTGCGC